GTATATTTGGTTACATAGGAGCAGCAGGAATCATCGCAACGGGTATTGCAAACGCACGAAAGATAACCGCTACGCAAGTGCCTACTGAATCGGGTGGCGGTGGCAGCAGCCCTGCCATAACAAACACGCTCTCGCAGCCCTCAACCCCTGCGCAGTTTAACATCGTAGGGCAGTCTAACCTAAACCAACTTGCACAGAGCATAGGAGGTCAGTTTCAGCAGCCCATCCGTGCTTATGTCGTAGGGCAGGATGTAACGACCTCACAACAACTACAACGCCAAAGAGTAAGAACCGCAACATTCGGATGATGAAACTAATTGAACTTATACTAGATGAAACGATGCTGCTAACTGGCATTGATGCAATCTCCCTTGTAGAATATCCTGCTATTGAGGAGGACTTTATTGCGCTCAACTCACAACGGGTTGAGTTTGCTACGCAGAGCGATGAGAAGCGCATTCTTATGGGAGCAGCACTCGTACCCAACAAGCCCATCTACCGAGCAGAAGGCCAAGAGGAGTTCTACGTTTACTTCAGCGAATCGACCATCCGCAAAGCAAGCGAGATGTTCTTTCAGAAGTCCAAGCAGAACAACGCCACCCTTGAACACGAGGTAGGCATCAACGGCCTTACGGTTGTAGAGTCATGGATAATAGAAGATGACGTACAAGACAAGAGCAAGAAGTACGGCTTTGATTTGCCTGTTGGAACGTGGATGGTATCTATGAAAGTCAACAACCCAGAGATTTGGACAAACTTTGTCAAGACTGGGAAGGTCAAAGGATTCTCTATTGAGGGGTACTTCGTTGACAAGCTAAACCTTGCCAAGCAAGAGATGGCACAGATAGAGGAGCAAGAAGCAGCGTTGATGCTTGCGCAGATTGTTGCAATCATAAAAAGAGATGGCCGCAAGAAGTCGGGAACACGCACCGAGATGGAGTCGTTTGCTGACTACCCCGATGCGGTAAAGAACAACGCCAAGCGTGGTATTGAACTAAACGAGAAGAACGGCAACAAGTGCGCTACTCCCGTTGGTAAGGTAAGGGCGCAGCAGTTAGCACAGGGCAAGCCTGTGAGTGTAGAAACCATCACACGGATGTACTCTTACCTATCAAGAGCCGAAGAATACTACGATGAAGGTAACAACGAAGCCTGCGGAACAATATCGTTCCTGCTATGGGGAGGTCTTGCAGGCAAGAGGTGGGCAGAGTCTAAACTCAAGGAACTCGGCAAGATTGATCTTGCGGCAGGCGTACCCCATTACACCGCAGACGGCAAACTCTACACAGGTCTCACGCATAAAGATGCCGATGGCAGGCTGATGACTGGCGCGGAGCATACAGAAGATAGCGAATACCTATACCATAAAGAAGACCTAAAGAATGTATAGACCAATGAAACTCCCCGTTGCTTCACCGAGAGGTGGCAATCGTGGATGCTTATGCAAAGACAACACCTACAAGTCCACCTGCTGCGATGGCTCTCTTGCAGCGCAAGGGATCGGCTCACTCGTAGGTCAAGGCACAAGCGTTGTCATACTTGGCGAGGAGTGGCAGACCATCAACACACGATGGGAGTCCACAAATACTCTATGGCAAGACCTCTAAAAATGTTACAAATAATCAAAACCCCTTTAATTAGTTAGATATGAAAGCGAATAATATACTTAACCGCATCCTTGCTGAACTGTCCTCCATCCGCGAGGTTAAGTTTGAGCAAATGACACTTGAGAACGGAGCCGTTCTTGAGGCAGAATCATTTGAAGCAGGTAACGAAGTCTTTGTCATTAGTGGCGATGACCGAGTTGCTGCTCCTGTTGGCGAACACCTACTTGCTGATGGCCGTATTTTGGTCATCACCGAAGAAGGCGTAATCGCTGAAATTAAAGAAGCCACCGCTGAAGCAGAGGTAGAAGTTGAGGTTGAGGCCGAAGCAGCTACCGAACTTGCTGATATGCCAATGGCAGAAGAAGCCCCTGCGGTTGTTGCAATCATTGAGAGAGTTCTTGAGGAGATTGCAATGATGCGTGAGGAGATGAAAGGAATGCGTGAGGAGATGGGCGGTTACGCCAAGAAGGAGGAGATGGCTGCGGTTAAAGCAGAACTATCTGCCGCACCTGCTGCGAAAGCCATCAAGCACAACCCCGAAACAAAGCAAGTCCAAAAGATGAGTACCAATCGCCCACAAAAAACGATTGACCGAGTCCTTGCACGAATCAATAAATAATAAACAAAAATGCCCACAACTACTTCAATCACTACAAACTACGCAGGTATTTTTGCGCAGAAGTATATCTCTGCTGCGCTTCTTTCTGCTAACACTTTGGACAAAGGACTCATTGAGATTCTTCCAAACGTAAACTACAAAACCACCTTGCAGAAGGTGAACACCAACGACATCGTAAAAGATGGTACTTGCGACTTTGATGCAACTTCTACCTTGACTTTGACTGACCGCGTACTTGCCGTTGAGCCTTTTCAGGTAAACTTGCAGCTTTGCAAGAAAGACTACTACTCATCTTGGATTGGTGGTCAGATGGGAGTCTCCGCTTACGATAGCATCCCTACTTCTTTCGCTGACTTCCTTATCGCTCACGTTGCTTCAAAGACTGCCCAAAAGATTGAGCAGAACATTTGGAACGGAAACGCTGCAAGTGCAGGTGAGTTCTCTGGATTCCTTTCTTTGATGACTGCTGACTCTGATGTTATTGACGTAACCGCTACCACCGTAACTGCTGCAAACGTAATCACCGAGCTTGGTAAAGTTGTAGATGCTATCCCTTCTGCCCTTTACGGCAAAGAGGACTTGACTATCTATGTTCCACAGAACGTTGCAAAGGCTTATGTCCGCGCTCTTGGTGGATTCGGAACTTCGGGTCTTGGAGCAAATGGTGTTGACAATCAAGGCACAATGTGGTACGGCAACGGAGACTTGTACTTTGATGGCATCCGTATCGGAATGTGTAACGGTCTTCCTTCAAACAAGATGGTTGCTGCTGAAGCTTCAAACCTATTTTTCGGCTGCGGTTTGGCTGATGAGAGAAACGAAGTGCGTGTCCTTGACATGTCCGACCTTGACGGAAGTGCCAACATCCGTGTTATCCTTCGCTTCTTCGCAGGAGTTCAGTACGGAATCGGAGCTGACGTAGTCCTTTACTCTTAATCCGAGTTAATGTAAATCAAGAGGGGGCTTGGGCTATGTCCTCGCCCTCTTTTTTAATTCTAATAAAACAAAGAAACAATGGCTTGTGATTTAACAAAAGGCAGGGCAGTACCCTGTAAAGACGTAGTAGGTGGCATCCGTGCCGTGTACTTTGTAGATTATGGTGACTTGGGTACTATTACCCTCACCAACGATGAGGTAACCAACATCAGTGGTACTTTTTCTGCTTACCAATACTTGGTAAAAGGCAATAGCTCTTTTGAGCAAACCTTTAACTCAAGCCGTGATAATGGCACAACCTTCTTCACGCAGACCTTGAATTTGACGTTGACCAAACTCACAAAGGAGGACAACAAAGAATTGAAGTTGCTTGCTTATGGCCGCCCTTACGTTATCGTACAAGACTACAACGGCAACGCATTCCTTATGGGTATGAACAACGGTGCTGAAGTAACGGGTGGAACGATTGTAACTGGTGCAGCAATGGGTGACCTATCGGGCTACACTTTGACAATGGAGGGACAGGAGACAATGCCTGCTAACTTCATCGCAGGTGCTACTACTGCCAATCCATTCGCAGGACTTGCAGGTGCAACTGACACGATTGTAGTGGGTTCAAACTCGTAACCTACCACAAGGCAGAATAGTTAAAGGGGCGCAAGCCCCTTTTCTATTTTCAAACAAACCGAAAGTAAAAGGTTATTTATTTAAGATGCATATCCTTCAAGTATCAGCCTCGCCACAAGCAATAGTAATCATTCCACGCACGTTCCCTGCGAGCGTTACGATTGCGCTGATTGATGAATCAACAAACACCACCGCAACACCTGCGGTTACTGCTGCCTCTGCTAATGGTTTTATGACCCTTACAGGCACGTTTAGCCTTGTCAACAATAGATTCTATGGCTTGAAGGTATTTGCATCGGGAAATCTAATATACAGAGACCGAGTCTTTGTAACTTCACAAACTGATTTCGACAAATTTACGGTGAACCAAAATGTTTACACCGAAGAAACAAGTTACAACAATGAGTACATCATCATCTAAAGTCCACGTTGTGAACTTCAGTTCATACACCACACCTGTTGTTAAAGAGGTGCAGGGTAAGGACTTCGTAGAATACGGAGACAACAACGACTATTTCGGGTATCTGATTGACAGGTACAACGGATCACCCACCAACAACGCTATCCTCAACTCGTTGATGGATTTGACCTTTGGTAAGGGACTAGATGCAACAGACTCTGCCAAGAAGCCGAGCGAGTACGCAGCGATGCGTGGCTTGTTCACCAAGTCTTGCTTGCAGAAGGTTGTTGCTGACTACGTCATGATGGGGCAATGCTCTTTGCAGGTCGTTTACTCCCAAGATCACAACACCATTGTAGAGGTGCAGCACATCCCCGTTGAGACGTTGAGAGCAGCTAGAGCAAACGAAGATGGCGAGATTGAGGCTTACTACTACGCAAAGGATTGGCTTGCGGTGAGCAGCAGAAAAGAGACACCTGTCCGCATCCCTGCGTTTGGCAAGAGCCGTGAGGGTTTGGAGATTCTGTACATCAAGCCATACCGAGCAGGATTCTACTACTACTCCCCCGTTGACTATCAAGGTGGCCTGCCATACGCAGAACTTGAGGAGGAGATTGCCAACTACCACATCAACAACATTCAGAATGGCCTTGCGCCTTCAATGCTTATCAACTTCAACAACGGAGTCCCAAGTGAGGAGGAGCGCAGGAGCATAGAGCAGCAGATTGCTACGAAGTTTAGCGGTAGTTCAAACTCGGGCAAGTTTATTCTTGCGTTCAACGACAACAAAGACCTTGCAGCAACGGTTGACCCCGTTCAGTTATCGGATGCCGCAGAGCAGTACCAATTCTTGAGTGCTGAAGCCACGCAGAAGATAATGGTCTCGCATCGTATCGTAAGCCCTATGCTTTTAGGTATCAAGGACAATTCGGGACTTGGCAATAACGCAGAGGAGCTGAAGACCGCATCTACGCTTTTGGATAACCTTGTTATTCGCCCCAAGCAGGAGATTATCATTGACGGCATAGATATGATTCTTGCGTACAATGACATCAGCCTAAACCTGTACTTCAAGACCCTTCAGCCTTTAGAGTTCACCGAAGACGTAGTTACGCCTATGGATATGGAGACTCGTGAGGAGGAGACGGGTGTTAAGCTATCAAGCCAAGAGCCGAGCGATGAGATATTTGAGGAGGCGTTTGCTGCTTTAGAAGAAGTAGGTGAGGTCGTGAATATGGATGAATGGGAGCTTGTAGATGAAAGGCCTGTTGACTACGATGCGGAGCAGGCATTAAGCAAGTATGCTTTTGCATCAACAGGATCAGCATTCCCAAACGCCAAGAGCAGCCAAGACGGAGTAACTGAAGAAGGCAAGAGGTACAAGGTTCGTTATGCTTACGCTCCCGAAACTACAAAGACCAATAGCCGTGAGTTCTGCAAGAAGATGGTATCAGCAGGCAAGGTGTACCGCAAAGAAGATATTGAGCGTATGGATGGTCAAGCCGTCAACGCAGGTTTTGGTGTAGAGGGAGCAGCAACCTAT